AGAAGTCGACCGCGAGTTCTTGCCGCCAGCGCCGCAGGCCGGGTCCGGCGAGGTCGTTGTCGACCTCGCCATCGCCGACGACGAAGGACGTGATCGCGTCGACGGTGCCGCCGTCGCCGTCCGGGAACGGCTTGTCTTCCTGCTGGTTCTCGTACGGGAACAGCGCGGTCTGAAAGTTACCCCCGAGCGTGTTCGCGTCGTACGAGTCGTTCCCGGCGGCGAACGTCGCCGTCGCCTGTACGTCCATCGACCACGAAGCGCGGAAGATACGACCGGTGCGGTCGCCGCTGTCGTCGGTCGTAAACCCGACGCGGTCGCTGTCCCACTCGGTCGCTCGAACCTGTCCGATCGGCGTGAGTTCGACCCACGGCTGAACTAGCCGGTTATCCTCGCCGTCGAGGTCGGCTTCGTGCGTGATGTACGACCCGCCGTCGAACGCGGTCGAGTTCTGGAGTGCGCGGACGATCGCCTGAAGGACGTCTTCTGGTGTCATCGGTAGCTATCTCGATCGAGGCGTCGCCGTCGACGGCGGCGGTCAGAAGACCGCGTCGAAGACGCGCTCGATTTCCTCTTGGATGTTCTCGGCGAGCGTCGACTTGTGGTCGCGAAGCGCCGGGCGAAGGTGCGGTTGGGCCGGTGTCCCCGGATGGTCGACCGACCACTTCGACACCCACTGCCCGTCTTGACCTTTGAACGTCAGCGGGTCGCTCCCGGTCGCCTCGATCGTGTGCGCCGACGTCCCGTACTCGACGTGCGGGCCGTACTCGACCGGCGTCCCGACGAGAAAGTGCGCGAGGTCGACGCGTGCGTAGCCGTACGACGCCCGGAGGTTCCCGGTGTCGATCGCGCCGTGCGCTTTCAGGTTCTTCTTCGTCGTCCGTTCGACCGCCTTCGCCGTTGTCTCGACCGCCGAATCGAGAGCGTCGTCGACGAGGCGCTCGCCGTTCTCCAGCTGCTGTTGGAACACCCGGAGCTGTTCGGCGAGCTCGTCGAAGCCGTCGAACGAGGTCATGCCGAGAAGATCAGGTCGCTACTGTCGCTACTCTCGTCCTCCTCGGACGTCTCGATACTCGACCGAAGTGACCGGTAGACCTCATGGACTTCGCGAGCGAACTCCATGGTGTCCGAGCCAGCGCCGCCGTACATCTCGCCCGACAGCGCGTCTTCCGGGTGCTCGGGACCGATGAAGAGGATGTAGCTGGCGTAGGCGTTGGCCGCTCGCGCGTGGAGCGGCGACGGATCGCCGATGACGTCGCCGTCGTTGACGTCCGCCTCGAGCTTGCTCTCGGCCATCTCGGCCGCGTCCAGCTTCGACTCGGTGTCGCCCTCCCAGAGGTCCGGGCCCGTGAGCGGGATCTCGGCGAGCTCGTTGATGTACTTGAGGTCCGATTCGTCCTCGTAGCTCATGGGTCACTACTCGCGGGCCGCGTCGATTGCGTCCTGTGCGGTCGACCGGTCCTCGCCGGCCTCCTCCGCCGCGGCGATCGCGTCGAGCTCGGCGGCCGAGTAGTCGCCCTCGTCGAGGAGCTCCTCGAGTTCGCCGACCGTCTTCTCGGTCGGGTCGAACGGCGGCTCGGCGACGACGTCGTCGTCCTCCTGGTCGTCCCCGGAGGTCGCGTCGGCGCCGGCGCCGGCGTCGCCGTCGACGTACTCGATGTTCGGGTAGGTGTCGTCGATGACTCTTGCGACCGACTCGTCGTCGACGGCGGCGGTCCCGCCCTCGAACTCGAGGACGCCGTCAGGATGCTGGCCGAGGGCCAGCGTGACGTCCTCCTGGTCGGTCGTGAGCTGAAGCTCGTGAGTCATGGACGATCAGCCCTGGACCCGGACGGCGGCCTCGGAGTGCTTGTCGGTCCAGCCGTACGCGGCCTTGATCTTCATCTTGATGGCGTCGGCGTCGAAGTCGGTGGCCTGGTCGGTGTCGACGCCCTGCCACTCGCCCTCGTACCCGAACTCGTCGGTGTCGACGAGGATCGCCTCGTTGGCGCCGACGGAGACGTTGTTCGAGAACATGAAGCGGATACCGGCGAACTCGCCGAGCTCGCCGTTCTGGACCACCCCGTCCCCGAGGTCGGTGCCCCGTTCGGCGAGGTAGTTGATGAGCGACTCCTTGCCGGACGGACCGACGAGCGCCATGCCGGCGGTGAAGCCGTCCTCACCGCGCTGGGCGAGCTCGGTCGCGCCGGCGTTGATGTCGGTGAAGCTGAGGGTGCCGTCGTCGTCGCCGACGGCGTTGCCAGTGGGCGCGGCCGCGTCGAGGACCGCGAACGCCGCCCGGTCCAGCTTCTTCGCCATGTTCTTCGCGTGGCCGTCCAGGTGGTCCTGGACGAGGTCGAAGATGTTGTCGTTGATGTCCTCCTCCGGGATCTTCGAGCCCTTCTTGAAGATCTGCCGGGCGATCTCCGGACGACCGTACTCCTCGCGGTCGTAGGTCGTGTCCGCGCCGGGCTCGACCTCTTCGGGCTCGCCGAGCTCCTCGGCGGGCACCGGGATCTGGTAGGTTTCGCCGGCGCCCTCGGGGATCCCTCCAGGCGGGTCCTGGAAGAACTCGCGGACGACGGTCTGTGCTTCGACTCGTTCGGCAGCGACCTCACGAACGGTCGTGGGGTCGACGATCTGAGTGATGTCAGGAAGCGGCATGTCGTGTCAGAGTTGTGTGGTGTTGGTTGGCTGCTCGTTCTACACGTCGACGTGGGCGTAGCCGTCCGGGACGTCGGGGATGCCGCCGGGGGCCGCGCCCTCGGCGTACATCGTCAGGATGCCCTTCGCGCTGGTGCCCGCGGCGAGCTGGCCCTCGGTGGCCGAGGCGCCGAGCTCGACGCCCGGGCCGACGCCGGCCGCGACGTTCGCGACGACGGGCCCGCTGTAGGTCACGAGGACGTTGTCCCCGGCCTCGTAGCCGTCGCCGTCGTTGTAGCCGGCGACGCCGTAGACGGTCGTGTCGTTGGTGTCGTCAGCGGTGACGAGTTCGCCGTTCGCGTCGAGCGCGACGGCGTCGCCGCCGTCGAGCGCCTCGGCGGCGGTCCGAGTCTCGGTGTGCTGGGCGTCGCCCTTGTGGGACTGGCCCGGGTTGAGACTCATCAGTCGTCACCTCCGGTGATCTCCGCGAGTTCGGCTTCGAGGCGCTCCTGCTCCTTCTCCGCGAGCGGGCCCTCCTTCTCCTCGAGCTCCGAGAGCTTCGCCTCGAGTTCGGACTTCCGCTCGCGCTTGGCCTCGGAGAGGTTCGCCGTCTCCGTCCCGCTGGGGTCGTTCCCCGAGCGCACGGAGGGCTCGACGTCTTCGGCCAGGTTGGCCTCGTCGATGTCGGCGAGCCACTCGCGCATCTGGTCGAGCGAGAGGTCGTCCTGCAGCTCCTCCGCGCCGCGGGGAACGTGCTCGGCGAGGGCCTCGGCGTAGGCCTCCTCGGCCTCGTCGACGGCCTCCGCCCGCTCGCTCAGTCGTTCGTTCTCCTCCTCGAGTTCGTCGGCCTGCTCTTCGAGGGTGTCGATCCGTTCGGTCTTGTCCGAGAGACGTGCCTTCAGCTCCTGGACGTCCTCGGGGTCGTCGTCATCGCTCATGGATGTCGTTGTAGTAGTGTCGGTCGTCTGGTTCGATTCCGCAGCGGCCGCGGTCTCGGTGTCCGGGTCGTCGCTGGCAGGGTCGTTGTCACGGCTGGAAGAGCTCGCTCCAGCGGGGTCATCGCTCCCGGCGCCGTCAGCGCCGGAGTCCTCGGGGTCGGAGGCCGCGGCCTCCGCCTCCTCGACGCCGTACAGGTCGTCCGGCGCCGCCGACAGCATCGACGACGTCCAGTCCGCGAGGCTGTCGGCAGCCTCCTCGGAGACATCGTCGAAGCCACCGCGGGCCCCCGAGAGGGCGCCGTCGATGGCCACCAGGGCGCGCGTGTTCACCGGCGCGTCGACGCCGGCGCGGAACGGCGCCTTCCAGCTGGACTTCGAGTCTCGCGCCTCGCCGTCGGCGGGCACGAGCGCCATCGTCTGGTCCAGGACGTCCGCAGCGTCGTCGACCTCGGAGGGGTTCGGGAGCTCCGCCTCGACGGCGTCGCCGTCCCACTCGTCATCGGTCCACTCGTCGACGTCCTCCGGCGAGAGGTTCGTCACCTCGTAGGCGCCGCCGGCAAGCGCGGCCGCCTGGGCCTCCTGCCAGTCCTCGATCTCCGCCTCGTCGGCGGTCGCGAGCGGCGGGTGGTCCTCGGGCGTCATCTCGGGATGGCACTCGGGACACCGCATCGTGTTGAACGTCCGCTCGCGATCGCCGCACTCGCGGCACTCGGTCGGCGCGTCCGTCAGGTGCTCGCGGGAGTCCGCAGCGGCCGCGGCCTCGAGCTGCGGCGCCGCCGGGAAGTTCGACAGCGGCCGGAGCGACCCGGGCTTCCGCGCCTTCACGACGTCCGTCTCCGTCCACTCGCCGCCCTGGGTGGGCCGGTAGACGCGGATTACGGCCGCCGGCGCCGTGACGGAGATCTCGTCGTCGTGCTCGGGCCCGAGCTCCTGGTCGCCGCGGATCACCGCGAGGACCCGGCCGTACGCCAGGGTCCCGTTGCCGGTCTGCCAGGCGACGACCGAGCCGTTCGAGAGGTCGTCGATGTCGGCCGCCGCGGCCGACTCCAGGTCGACGTCCTCCTCGCCGGCGAGGGCCGCGTGGACCTCGTCGGGCATCACGGCGAGCGCGGCCGCCTGCCCGGGCTTCGCGCTCGCCGACGGCGCCGCATCCTTCTGGACCATGGCGAGGCCGTCGAACGTGATGTTCGTCGCGGCCATCGCCTTGCCCTCCGGCGAGTCGACCGTGCCGCCGTCGAAGTGCGTGGCCTCGATGCTGACCGAGAGGCGGCCGCTCGCGACGCCCGCGGCCAGCTTCTCGTCCTCGAGTTCGGCCTCGTAGAGGACGCCGACCCCGGGCTCGAAGCCGGCTTTCGTGACCTCGCCGACGACGGCGTCGGAGTGGAGGGCTTTGATCTCGGCGCCCTCGAGCGTCGACGCGGCAGCGCGGAGCTCGTCCGGCTGCCACACCTTCGACTTCCGGGAGAGGCCGTGGGTGACGTCTCCGTCGCCGATGGCGACGCCGTTGATGACGTGGGTGTCATCGGCCTCCGTCTCGGCGAGGCCGGCGGTCCGACTCGTGAACGTGGATTTGGTTTGCGTGGACATGGTTCTGAAGTCAGGAGTCCCCTACAGCACCGGGAGCACCGTACAGCGCCCCTGTGGGTGGGCTGGCGGGCGCAGCGGGTACTCTCCCGCCAGGTGGTCCGGATCGTC